GCCAAATATGGTAATATCCGCGCTTGTCGAGAGAAAAATCTCCTGACATCCGCGCTGGGCAATAAAGTACTCCGGAGTGACTTTCCTCTTATCCTCTTCGCGTAACTTCTCGATGTAATCATAAGAGAGTACATCCTCACCCTTTATAGTATGTAAAATTACATTGTTGCTCATCTAAAAACAAAGCCCGCGCGGGACCACCTTAGAAAGATGACCTGGCACGGGCTAAAATGCCTCCCATTGAAATCATCACAAATATAGCAATTGTTTGTGAACCAATATAATAAAATTAGGATAATCGCAAAAATTTTATGAAAATTATTTGGAGATGTGTGTTGTTAAACATATATTTGCCACAAATATATATAAAGAGAATGAATTTTAAACAAACAGAGGATTTGAGCACACCCGACTACATCCGGACTTTCGGTAAAGAGCCGAATACTGTCAGATGCAAGAAGTGCGGCACCAAACTGTTTGAGTATTGTGATAACCTCTCCGGGGATGTTCGCATAAAGTGTAAGAGATGTCGCAATACGTATAAGTTTCATTTCTCAGGCAGCGCAGAACAGAAGTAAATCTCAACACTGCTACACATTTTCTTTAGAGACCAACAATCAAGAGTCCGATATTGGAACGAAATCCGCTCCTTTATCGGACTTTTTGTTTAAAATAAACATCTTAAATGGAGAAAGAAACACTTATTTCCGAATTGACGACAAGGATAGGAGAAACCCCTTTGTCAGAGCGTTCATTGCAGGAGTATGCAGAAGCTATACTTCCAACAGTTCCAACTGAGGGAGAAATCCCACAGAGTTTTTGGGATACTCATGTTAAGATTCTGTCATCTATCGGTGGCCAGCTTCGACACGATAACAAGAGTGCAATCGAGAACTTCAGAACCACTTGGGAGAAAGAGCATCAGACAAAACCTGCGGCATCGACCACACCCCCGGCATCGACCACACCCCCAACACCACCGACCGGCTTTGAGGAAATCATGCGGAAGTTGCTGGAGGAACAGGGCAGAGCACAGAACGAAAAACTTGCCGAATTACAGAAGTCCTATGAGACCAGCTCAACAGTAATTCAGCAATTGCAGGAAAAACTTGCGAACAAGGAACGTCAGGAACGCGAAGCGGCACAGAAATCTGCCGTTGTTACTGCGGTCAAAAAGTTGGGCGACGTGAACGAAGCTGTCTTGGACCTTACTTTGAGTCAATTGCAAATTACCGAGAGCACAACAATCGAGCAATTGGTTGAGTCTGCAAAGGCAATTTACGGAAAGGAGTACAAACGTTTCTTTGGTGATGCAGCTGTGCCATTCAAGGGTGCGGGTGAAGAAGAAAGAGACAAAACAAATGTCGATTCTTACATCGCAAAAATGAAAGAGCGTCAAGCATCCGATAAAGCGAGACTCGAAGAACAGCGAAAGACACTTCTTTAAAGGATTGTTTAATTAAAACTTACAAGTATGTCATTAGCTACAATTAATCAGAACATCGTCCAAGAGGATAAGATTGGCGGTTCTATTAAGGTATTCGAGGGTCGCGCTTGGATTTTGACCGGTGGTTTTGAGTTTGAACTCGCAGACCTCCCTGATAATGGTAACGTACTGCCACAGGGTACACCGGTTAATTGCGACGAAGAGACCCGTAAGATGAAGCCTAGTTACACCTTTGCTATCTTTGAGAAGTCAGAGGCATCTGCCACTACTTACAAGATTAAGAAGGGATTGAACGGTTCATTGGTAAAGAAGGGCGCAGCTCTCATGGTTGCTCCCGAAACAGTTGCTACTAAGGGCACAGCGGTCACTGTATCTGACGTTGACTACACCAACGAAGCCTACGATGTGATTACCGTATCAGCCACTCTCGGAGAGTTGGCTGAGGGCGCAATTCTCGTAGAGGCAAGCACAGCAGGTGCAGACGCAACAGTCAAGGTAATTCCTAACGCATTGCTCGACCGCGATGTCAGAAAGCATCCGAACGCTAAGCAGGTAAATGCAGACGGTGTATTTAACTGCGAGGCCCCAGTCCTGGAAAGACGCATCCCGCCTATTCCTGACGCATTTAAGAAAGCACTCGTTGAGGGTGGTTGCTACGTAAGATTCTCAAAACGTAAGTAAAATAAGGAGGGTAAGATATGTTAAAAGACAGAACAATATTTAATGACCTTGACCTCCGTAAGTATATCGACGCGGAGCAGCTTGGTATCATTTCAGAGACAGCCAATGCAAAGTACAATAACCAAGGTTGGCAGCTTTATGCAAAATGGGGTATTCCTTCAAACTCTACACAGTGGTCACAAGCCATCAAGAACGAGGAAATTCTTGTAACAGCTTCCTTGCTTTCAGTAGGTGGTAACAAGCCACAGCGTTCAGCAAGTGGATGGAGCATCTACTCTGGCTCAATTCCAAAGATTGGTCACGGTATGTCAATGGACGAGAGCGATTTGCTTAGCATCCGAGAGTTGCAGAAAACAACCAACGTACCTTACGTTGAATTGATGCTTGATGCATTGAACACCAACGTTACCAACTTGCTTGGCGGTATCCACAATAAGTTGAACCGCCTCACTTATGAGGCTTTGTCTACCGGTGAGGTCAACGCAGAGGATTCTGACGGTGTTTCATTCCACATGGATTACCGCATCAAGAACAAGATGGGAGTATCAGAGAAATGGTTTGACGAGGATGGCAATCCTAATGAGAAAGCCACTCCGGTTCAGGATTTGCTCGACTTCCAGAAGTGGGCAAGAAAAGAGAAGAACGCAATCTTTGACCACTGGGAGGTATCTCAGGACGCTTGGGACGCATTCCTTTCTCATCCCGATGTAATTTCTAAGACAGCAGTCAGAGTAAACGCATTTACTCCCGGCAGCTACGTCATGACTGAATTGGAGAAAACAAATGCACTTCACTCTATGGGTGTACTTCCTATCCGCGTAGTAGACGAGAAATCGGCTCACGAGGAAGATGGTATCCCTGTAATTGATGAACCTGCATTCAACAAGAACAACTGGGTTCTCTGTCAGCTTGGTGATATCTTCGAGATGAAGTGTGCACACTCTCTCTACAAGGACCGCATCTCTTACGGTTCTATCGGTGGCGATACAATGTACTCTTTCGTAAGTGGTATCATCGCTGTGCTTAATACATGGCAGGAGAGACCTATCACAAACATTATTGACACTGAGCTTTGGGCACTCCCCGTATTGAAGAACCCGAACAACGTGGCAATTTTGAAAACTGATACAACAGCGTAACTGAGATAACGTATGGAAACCGTTTTAGAAGAAAATACAACACCCACGACTACGGTAGCTGACTACTGCCGTAGTGTAGTGGCTGTGGAGGTTAAGGATGAAGCAATCCGCACAATCTCCAAGAGAAGAGGCACCACGTCAGATGCTGATGCAGATGAGTTGGACGACAGAACGCTCGACCTGCTCAAAGCGGACATCTTTATGTGGTGTCAGACTCTCCCGAACTCATCATCGCAGGTAAAGGATTCCGACTCGAACTGGTCACACTCCGAGGGCGGTGTACGTTTCACCTCCGAGGATAAGAAAACGCTAAGACGGTTAGCAAACGATATTTACACTACCTACGGTGAAGAATCGCAAGGTGTCAGCAAGTTCCGCATCGTAAGCGGTGGTATTGGTAACATAAAACGTCCGTTATAATGGTAGAGAATCCCAGGTATCCGCATGCACTTATCATTGAACGCAAGGGAGAGGATGCAACCAATCCGTTTGTGGATGTAACTGAAAACACAGTCATTTATGATGACTGTTGCAGAAGCTACACGCAGACCAGAACATCCGTCAGCGGAGATGTGATAACAAACCAGCGAATAATCGCAGTCCCCAAGAACGTGAAGGACTGGACTGCGGAGGATTTGCCAAAGACGGGCGACCTTGTTACCGTTACCAAAGGAGTACAGATAGAGGAAGGAGTCATAGTAGACGTGAGACCGAACAACTTCGGTACTGATATTGCATGGGAGTATGGCAGAAATTAAAAACGTAAAGGAGTGGAACAAGAAGGTCATGGACGAGGCCGCTACCAAGTTGGAGAGGCTGAAACATAACTACATGGTAAACAAATACCTCCCCTCGCTTATGGAGTCAATGCTCATGGATTTCGGAGCCGATTACAACGCAAACAATCCGTCACTTACCGGTAATACATATACCGGAACAACGATTGGAGCGTATTACAACAGGTCGTTGATTGGAAGTCTCAATATGATTGACCTTGGAGCGAAGCCTCCGACACAAGGCCAGACATTTGTCGGCGACTATGGTTTCTATGATTACGACAGCGGAGAATGGATTGGTCCATATGGTAGTTCCGACTACATTTTTGACAGTGAAGGAGGAATTGACGATATGAACGAACATCCTGAGTTTGTTGCAGATTACAAGAACTTTAAGTGGCAGAAAGCCCAGTACGGCAAATATGCCTATCAGATTGCGAAAGAGTTTCTGCAAGCATACAAACCGACAGTCAGCGGTTATGCACTCGTTATGGTGGTAGGTTCTGAATATTCGGCCTGGCTTGAAAAAGTCCGAGGGCTTGATATTCTGACCGGAAGCAGGTTATATGCAAAATATTACGTAATGAATACAAAAGTTAAGTTATGACAGCAAAGCCATTTGATTCATATACAGTCCTTATGGACCTATATAATGCTGTCGCAGGTATAAGCGACAATATCTTTGTCACCAATCGTCCTACAAGCGTTGATGAGAAGATGAATGACTTTATTGTTGTGGCTCTGCCGGTAAGAATGAGAACTCAGACTTACGGATATGAGCATTACGTAGAAAAGACAACGGGCAGGATTATTCTGTATGTGAGGGACAAGACGAATGGCATACCAAATATGGCACGTATGCAGTCGATGATTGATGCGACAGCGAAAATATTCCCTATCAATACGGAGAACATCGGTTGTTACAGACCATCCGTTGTTGATTCCGGAAGCGATGATAACGGTTTCCATACTTATATATTTCAGTTCTCATTAATTATTAAGTAATTTAAAATTTAAAGTGTTATGGCTGAATCAACATTCAAGACTAAAAACGATTTGAAAGACGTTTTCTCAGGTCTTTCTTCTATCTACGTTCAGAAGGGCGGTCTTACATCTTTCAAGGACGTAACATTTGACTACGATATGCCCGTAACTGTCGATTCTCTGTCAATCTCAGTTTCTGACCCGACACTGAACCGCACTAAGGTGCATGGACTTAACGCAGACTGGACAGTGACTGCAACTCCGGGTGAGTTGACGTTCTCTGCCACAGTTCCGTCAATCAGCGAGGAACTTGTAAAGTACTTCATGGGCGAGGCAAACGCATTGGATTCTGTGTCTGTAAAGACAAAAGATGCAACTGGAGTAACTTACAAGGGTATTTCTTCTACAATCAAGACTCTCAAAATCTACATGGGACTCGGACTCCTTTCAGAAGATGGCGAGAAGCTTGTACTTATCAAGAAGCTGGCTGTTTACGCTACTCCGCTTTACGAGAACGCTTCAACAACTCCGTTCGGCTTCAAGCTTACCGGTACAATTGAGGCATCAGATGCAGCAGAGGGCGAAGGCGACGAGGGCGATGATATCGCATTCCTTACTAAGTATGTGGCAGCTTAACTGCGCTAACTTAGCGGCATAAGTATTTCAAGGGTGGTGGTTATATTAGGCCACTGCCCTTTTATTTTATAAAGCAATATCAGAAAATGGCAAAGACTCAACTTTTAGAGCAACCTACATCGGAAGAACAAGAGCTCCTGAATGCGGTTGCGGAAGATAGCGAAACGATAGTAACACTGTCGGGGCTTAGAAAGAGTTACAAGATTAGGTGGCTCAAACGCGGTGCACTGCGTAAAATCAGTTCTATCATGAACGGCCCGGACAGCGACAAGAACAACTGCAAGGTGGCAGCGTGCATAGTACTGAACGGACTATGGCCCATCAAACTGCGTTATTGGTTCCTTTGGAGATGGTTCTACTACGTAAAGGAATACACCGACGAGCAGCTAGCCCCATTGCTTGAAGAGGGTAAAAAAAAAGTACCTGTGGAAGCATACTACGAAGCTACCATATTAGCGATAGGGATGAAGGACACGATGATGGCGATGACGAGAGCGGAAGTCGAGCGTATCCTCCAAGAACATTCTACGGGGCAGCCCACTCCCTAAGTAAAGACCATCCGTATCTGACCGAACCGCTGACTTTGTTTTGGGGTATTGTCAAGATTCCCATGTATGCTTTCTATTGGGTGCATACGGCAGCACAGATAGAACTGATTGCATGTGATGTTCCGCTGGTGGTGTATGACAAGCCGGATAATCCCGACAAGAAGCACTCCAAGCGAGAACTAGACGACCTTGCAAAGAGGTGGAAAGAGAAGAAGGAGAAAGATAAAAAAGAGGGAAAGGCTTTCAACTTTGCTGAATATATAAATACTCCCGTTGGAAAATTTAAAGACTAATAATGCAACAATAATATGGCAGAAGGTACATCATTAGGTAATCTGTATTTTGAGCTTGGCATACAAGATAATGTTACCAAGCAGATAAATGAAATCAAGAGGAAGGCATTAGAGGCTCTTAGCAGCAATCAGGAGATTGTCATCAACTCCGTAAGAATCGGAAGCGGAGCGATGGAAGCTATCAAGGCCTCCATTGCCGAACTTACCAAGACGGAGACAAAGACAATCAGCATCGAGGCCGCACAGGGAACATTGGAGTCCAGTATCAACAAGATACTCACCAATTACAAAAAGGCTTTCGATGTCGTGCTTCTGGATGAGCACGCTTTTGATATCCCGAAGGAGAAATTGCAAGCTATGTCCGATGCGCTTGCAAAGACGCAGCAACTGGCGAAAGCACTCGGAGAGATATCTGCAACACCCGTCACTCCGACGGGAGGAACCGTTGCGCCCGCGCCGGCCACACCGGTCGCTCCGACACCGACATCGGGAGGCAGCAAGACAATAACCATTACGGGAAAGTTTGACGAATCACAGACCATTGCAAATCTGCAAGGCGCGTTGAGCCGAATGAATCTCACTGTAAAGGTCAAAGGAATACTGGATGGGGTCGTAGGTGGCTCTAACATTACAATTCCCGTACAGCCAAGCCCGACGGGTGGTGGCGAAGGTGGTGCATCTACCCGCAGAAGAAGTGCAACGACAGAGACGGTAGTCGATAATCAAGCACTATTGCAAAGCCTCGAACAGCTTAAACGCAAATACAACGAGCTAAAGGAACAGCAGATAGAGTATGCGTCCAAGTTGGAGTCCACAATGAAGGAGAACCGCCAACTTTATGCCGAGCAGCAGCAAGCTGTAAACGCTTTGGATGCGTTGAAACGCAAACTTGAAGAACTGGAAGCAGCGGAGAGAAAGCTTAATGAGCAATCAAAGAGCACAACTCCGATAGACCGAATACGTTCACTGTTTCAGCGTGGTGCACAAGCTCTTTTTTATGATGAGGGCAATAATGGAGCGGATGTAAGGGAGAAAATTGCAAGACAGCAAGGTGTGGTTGATTCTTTTGAGGAAAGGCGCAAGAAGCTTAAAGAGGAAGCGCAGAAGTACGAGGATGAAGCGAACCGTATCAGAGCACAGATAGAAGAGGTAAACAATGAGATAGCCAAAATCATGGCCCAAATGCCACAGACGGGACAGACGGGGCAGACTGAGAAGAAACAGAATGTCGGCAGAGCATCTAGCAGAATAGATATAGAAGCTAAAGCAGAGCTCGAAGCAATCAAGCTTATCGACCGCATCATTGTATCTCAAAAGCAGTCACTTGCCAAGCAAGGCAAAGACTACAATGCCGCATTTGACGAGTTCCTCCAGGAACGTGCCAAGCGTGTCGAGAAACTCACCGCAATGCCAAACGGTAAGGAAGCTCTCAGTGACTATGAAACGGTTGCTACGGAGGCCAACGTGGTGCGTAACATCAAGCTGTCACAAGAGAAAGCGCAAGCGGAAGTAAAGGCAAATGAAAAGGCGGCTGAAAGCAACAAGAAAAAGGCCGAGAAAGATGAACGAATCGAGCAGAGAAGAAAGACTTTGCTTGCAAGCATTGCGAAAAGTATCAAGGATGTTCAGCTTGCGGAAGAAGCTACTCAAAGAAGCCGAGTTCCGGGGCTGGATACCTCACAGTACAGAACCGCAATAGATGAACTCAATGCTCTCCAAAATCTACTTGCAAGCACTCAGAACGCTAACTCACTAGCTATACTGTCATCCCGTTTTAGTGAACTGAAAGCGAAGATAGAGGCCGCGAGGAAAGAAATGGAGGCTCTTAACAGCGAGTCCGTTTCAAAGAATAAAGTCATAACCGATGCCCAGTCTTTGTTGCAGACGCAAACTATTGCAAATGCAGGCAATGCAGTGCTTAAAAACAGCACATCGGCAGCAATGGCCGAGTTGCAGAACTTCATCAATGGATTCAACTCCAGTTCGCTTAGTGCAGACCAACTCCGTCAGAAACTCGACAGTATAAAGCAAAAACTGCGAGAGGCCACAAAGGAGGCAGGAAACGAAACGAAAGAGTTCTACTCTACGGAGGAAGCGGCCACGAAGATAGACGCTGCAATCCTTAGAGTAAAGAATGCAATGCGTGCAGTTGACAATTACAAAGGCACACAAGGCAATTACTGGAGAGATGCAAGAGCGAAGCTGGAGGAATATCTGAGGACTCTGAACAATCTGAAGAGTTCCGGAGTACGTTCCAAGGCCGACATAATGAACGCTACTGGAATCGGTGTGAATACAGCCTTGTATGAGGCCAATCTAAAGCTTGACCAGCAGAAAAAGATAGATGCGGCGAACAGCAGTACGAACAGAAGTACAACTGCCCACACAAAGGCGGCAACGGCAGTCAGAAAGCATACAGATTCATATCTGAGCCTTAACGATGTCATGAAGAAGTCGAACTCACTGTTTGGCTTGAATATAAACCTCATGGGGCAGCTTGCCTCACAGATGTCAATGTTCCTTAGCATCTATACATTAAAGAGGTTCATATCAGGTATTGCGGAGATTCACGGAGAGTTCCAAAAGACAAAGATTGCGCTCGGCTCTATCCTTAACGATACAGCAAAGGCAAACGAGCTCTTCCAGCAACTCAAATCCCTCGCAGTTGTATCACCGTATCAGTTCAAGGACTTGACGAGCTTTACCAAGCAGCTCTCTGCATTCAGTTTCCCGACTGACGAGCTTTATGATATGACAAAGCGACTCGCGGATGTCAGCGCGGGACTTGGTGTAGATATGGGACGTATCATCCTTGCGGTAGGTCAGGTACGTTCAGCATCATACCTTAGAGGTCAGGAGCTTCGTCAGTTCACAGAGGCCGGTGTGCCTTTGCTCGATGAGCTTGCAAAGAAATTCACCGAACTCAGAGGCGAGGTGGTTGATACAGGACAGGTGTTCGATAAAATCTCCAAGCGAGAAGTTCCTTATGAGATGGTGCGCGATATCATGTATGACCTTACCAACGAGGGAGGAAAGTTCTACAAGATGCAGGAGGAACTTGCAGGTACACTTGCAGGTAAAATCTCCAACTTGACGGATGCCTACAACATCATGCAGGATGAGATTGGTAAGATGGGTATGGGTAACTTCATGGGAGGCGCGGTTGATGCGACAAAGAAACTCATGCTTAACTGGAAGGAAATTTCAGTACTTATTGCGTCCGTTATTGCAGCATTTGCGGCCAGGAAAGCATACACACTCATTCCCGACACTCTAATGGGCTCAAACGGAGTGAGAAGCATTAATAATGCAGTAACAGCGACAAACAAGCTGAACTTGGCGAGAATCCGCGAAAAGTCGTATCTGACGCAACTGGACGCTGCGGAGAAACGTTCATTGCGCACAAAGAACGCGCTTACATGGACCAATATCCGAGAACTTGCCGCAAATAAGAAAATGTCTACCGCTGACGTTGTAAGGCTCAATCTTATGGGCAAACTCACAAAAGGTCAATATATATACGCGCTGGCATTGTCGGGATTAAGCGCACAGGAGGCCAGACATATTGCAAACATGAGCAAAATGAGCCAGGCTTGGGCATTGTTTAAAGCAAGAGTGGCCGATGGTGTTGCAGCTCTCAAAGACTTCGCGACATCGCTCATATCTCCGCAGATGGCAATCATGGCAATTGTCGCTGTGCTTACAAAGGTATTTGCAACTATGGCCCAAAAGAGAGAGCAGATGCGAGAACTACTTAGTGATGCGCAGACAAAGGCAAACGAGGCTTATAATGGTATCAGAGAGACATTGGGAAGCATAGGTAGTGAGGCTGGCGGTGTAAGGCTTGAAGAAATGCTCACTCTCGATGAGAGCAAGATGTCCAAGGAGATGAAAGGCAAGGTTCTGAAAGCGATAGATGATATGAAAGAACTACTTAAAAAGTACTCTCCTATCGCTGCGGACCAGATATTCGATATAGAGTCATTCTCCAATCTTAATGATAAGCTCAAAAAGGCCTACGAATATGTGCAGAAACTGCAAGATGCGAGTGGTGATAATGTGAAGATTGCTGAGACAATCGGAGACCTTGACAGACAGAATAAATTCTTCCAAAAGGCCAACGACAGAATGAAAACTTTCAGAAACACGCTAAAATCTGCCAAGTCCAGCGAACTTCCGGAAACTTTTGACAAGATAGAAGCGATGTTCCCGAACTTTAAGACACAGCTTGATGAACTTCGGCAAATGCACAAGGAAGGTGCTTCATTGGAACAGATATTCACCAAACTCGGAGAACTTAGCGTCCGTGCCAATAAGCAGGGACGTGGAGCAATGTTCTATGGGGCGGTCGGAGACTTTGAAAAAGGACTCCGTTCGTATGCGACTGCACAAACGTACATAAAAAATGCAGTTGCTAAAGTCGAGCAGACTACAACAAACTTGAAGGAAAGCTTTAAATTCAGGCAGATTGGTGTAAGTCAGAGCCTCAAAGATAGTCTCGCTGCCGAACTAAAGAAGAACAAAATTAAGGTTGGGGTTGAAGCAGTTCTGAACATAGGAAATGAAGAAGAACTGAAACAGAAACTTAAACTGGATGATAGTTCTCCAATTGTTAAGTATTACAAGGAAGCGTCGCAGCAGCGTCAGAAATACGAACTGGAGGCCGAGTTTGCTTGGCAAAACATTTCCAATCAGCTTACTAACCTTAACGACCCAACAATGAAGTCGCAAGCTCGTGCACGCTTTGAGATGATGATGTTCGGATTTTCTAAGGAACAAGCCAGACTTATCATTGACGACTATCTGAAAACGCTGACTCCCGAACAGCAGTTGGCAATAGATGTCGATGATGACAAGACAAAATCAAGCATCAGGGACTGGGTGAAGAAATACATAAAGAACACCAAGGCTGAACTCGCAGGAGGTTACAAGGATGAGTTTGATGATGAGTTCTTCAAGCAGTTTCAGATGAAACTCCCGAAACCCGATATTACAGGGTGGCGAAAGGATATCGTTGACGCGGTTAAGGACGTTGTGTCAACGTTTAAGTCCACCGATGATGTGTATATCAAAATCAAGGAATCCAAATCTGTCGATGAGGTTGTGGATGACTTGCAGAAGATATACAAAGCTGCCAAGGATGTCGAGAAGGATATGAAGCCTGTACTTATCAAGTTCGGTCTTGATGCGTCCGATATCTCCAAGTATTTTGATGAGGAAGGAAACATTAAGCCCGGAAGTTTCTCTATTAAAGCACCATACAGACCGGAGGAATACGAAGAAGTATTGGGAACTGCATGGAGTAACATGTGGAAGCCTAAAACAACTGCGGAGGCCGCACTGAATTACTTGGGCGCACCGCTTTCAAATAGCAAGGACAGCAGTTCGAGCCATGCGGACAAACAGTTACAGGAATGGAGGAAGCAATTTGAGGCCCTTAAAAAGATTTACTCCGATTACGCTAAGTGGAGTAAAGAACTGGGGCGAAATGAGGCTTTAAGGTACATCCAGGAATCCGGAATGCAAAGCGAGGATATCGGTGATATATCCAAGTTCGACCCCGCCAAACGTCAGCAGTACTTCAATAATCTATTCAGCCGAATCAGTAAGTTTAAGATGAATACGGACGACCGCAAGGCATTCGAGAACTCACTGAAGGAATTTAAGGTTGAACTCGATATTGAGATAGACAAGGACAACTTGCAGAAGGAACTGGATAAGGTTAAACAGCAGATTGACAAGGCCGCAAATCAATGGGATATCTTCAAGGAGTGGTTTGATACCACCGGCGACAGGGGACTTGCCATGAACGTGGCATTTGGCAATATTGTCGAGGATGAGGATTTCGTTGAATCGCTGAAATCACAACTCCAGCAATCTCTTGAAGAACAAGGACTGGAGTTTACGGTCGATGCAGTGATAGCAATGGAGGGTGAGGCTACTGTCAAGGACAAACTCAATCTACCCGACAATTCTCCTATACTCGAATATTACAAGAAGATAATATCCGAGCAGGATAAACTGAAAAAGGAAAATGCAAAGACTCTGCTTGATATCATCAAGAATAACAAAAACTTCGAGCAACAACTTGCAGATGTCGAGAGACAACGTGAAAAGGATTTGAAATCAATTCAAAGCGAGTCAAATCTTTCCGGAGAAGAAAGACAACAATACACCGAGGGTACTAACAAGAAATACGATGAACAGCGTTCAAAGATTCTCTTGGAGCAGTTTAAGGCAACAAACAACTGGGCCGCGGTGTTTGATGACCTCGACAGAGTATCAAGCAAGACTTTGGATAGCATGTATGCAAAGATTGCGGATTTCGCAAAGGGAGCAACGCTCGGCATAACGGAGACTAAAGACCTTATATCTGCAATGCGCAAGTTACGCGAGGAATCACTTACGCGCAATCCGTTCAAGACTTTGTTCTCTGCGTTCAGCTCATTGTACTCAGGCTCATCGGACCGCAACTATTTGAGAAACATCCTCAAAGGAATGGGCGAATACGACAAGATAACAATGGGTAGAAGCATCGGAACATTAAAGGCCGGCCAGAGTTATACAAGAGAACAGATACAGCAGGAATTTAACGATACCGACCGCGCAGCGACATCAGACCTTGATAAATCTATAACGGAGATTATCAACGAGTTCAACGCGCTTGCATCCGCTGCCGACATGCTTAGCAAGATGTTTGAAGCGATGGGTACGGGAGATGGATTCTCCGATGCAGTCAGTGTGGTGCAAAGTTCACTCAGTGGTGCATCACAGATGCAAGGTATTACATCTGCCTTGGGTATTGCAGGGCCCTGGGGCGCGGTAGCCGGAGCGGGCATAGGTATGGTGACTTCATTATTTGAGCTTGGCGACAAGGCCATTCAGGAGGCAATCGAGGATAGTAAACAGCGACTCTCGGAATTGCAGTCTGCATACGACAATCTTAACCGTTCTATGGAGAGATTCAACGGCAACTCTTCAAAGTCTATTGAACGTGCCATTACTTCATATAATCAGTTACTTCGTCAGGTAGACTCAATGGGTGGTAAACTCACTGACAGCTACAAGAAACAGTACGAGGTACTGATAAACGGCTTTGATAACTATGCGGCAGTGTTCGGAGCAAAGGCCGACTTGGAGGATGATGCCGTCGGAATCTTGCAGAACTACGGATATCAGCTTGGAGAACTGACAGACGAGTCAAGGGAACTCGATGAGGAACTGCAATCCATCGGAGTGAACTCCAAATTGCTGAACGGCATAACATGGAAGGTTCAGATAGACGACGAGGCTCGTGATGCCTTAAAGACTATCCAAAACGGTGGAACGGTCCAGTCTAAATCCGGTCAGCTTTATCTGTCACAGTACGCAAGTCTTGTGGCGCAGAGGGCTGAGGTTGAGGAACAATTGCAATGGGAAGCTTCAAGAGGAAAGAAGAAAGACCAGGACAAGATTGATGAGTATGCGGACCAGCTTGCAGAACTTAATGATGAGATTACCAATTTCATCATGGACCTTGCAGACGAACTGTATGGAATCAATTTCGAGGACTGGGCAGGCCAGCTTTCTGATAGTCTTGTGACGGCTTTCCGCAACGGAGAAAACGCTGCGGAGGCCTTTAAGGAAACCACCAATGACATACTTTCCGACATCGCAAACAATATGGTTAAGTATAATATCATACAGCCTATGTTTGACGAACTCGAAGAGTTGCTGTTCGGAACGGTCGATGCAAGCGGAAACAGAACCGGAGGCGCGGCCACAATGCAGGCTTTGTTTGATGCTCCCGAAACGGTCGCACAGACAATATCCGAGTGGTTTAATTCCAAAGGAAGCGATATGATTGATGAAGTGAATGCTTTCCTTAAAGTGTTCAACGATGCGACCGGAAACTCGCTTACGGACAACACGACCAATAAGTCGGGACTTTCTGCCAGCATCACCGGAATCACTGAGGAAACTGCCGACTTGCTTGCATCATATCTGAATGCAATGAGGGCCGATTTGAGTGCTTTAAGAAGCATGGCATCTGACTATTATATGAAAACAATGCCAGATGTATCGGAAACGCTTGGCAACCAATTGGCGACATTGAAGTTGATAGAGACCAACACTCTCAAAACGGCCAACAATACAGCCGATATCGCGAAGATTGCCGATGACACGTATACATTACTCAAAAAGGCAACCACGAGCGGTAGTGGTGTCAAACTTAACTTATAACGTAATGGATGAATTAAACAGAGAATTAAGAGCAAAAGCAGTTGAGTTGAACATGTGCCAAAGGGTCGGTGGCACATGGCTCAACAAAAAGAGCAAGGACGACCTTTGCGAACTGTATAAGTCACAATTGTATTTCTGCATAGACAATGACTATCCGAGTGTCGGTTACATGAAGGAGCACTTCAATGGTGTAATGCAGAAACATGGGATATTTGCCAATGACGTGGCAAAGGTAAGAGCAAAGGATGTTTTGGTTTTCAATGGGGAAACCGTAGCATACGTGGAAGGAAGGGATTATGATGTATGCACGATGTTCATACGTCACGATTCAAGGGTGGTTATCCATGCCAGCGGTAATGCCAAACTTTTCGTGAGAGTCTACGACAATTCGAGAGTGAGCATTACGCAAAAGGATAACGCTTTCGTGAGTGTGATTCTTATGGGAGGTAAAATCGCGTCCATAAAAGGAGACGTGAAGATAAAAAGAGAGGTTAAAGCCTAAGTTCTGATATTGCTTGAAGGCCCACTCGATAATCAGTCGGGTGAGCCTTTTTTGTTTACTCCATAGATACGACTTTTATATTGTCATCGTATTCAAGGAAGTGGCACATGCCTTTAGCATACTCGCCATTCTCACAAAGTATGTAGAATTGGTTAGGCATGATGCGGTGTACATCTCTCGGATATGGCAGCATTGCATTGAAACTCTTGTACTGCTGAACAAGATACTGTCTTGCGTCCGCGCCACTCTCAAAAAGCAGATGTTTTTCCTTTTTGTTCTCGGAACTTTCCTCGGTGTATCTCCATTTGAAATCCGGATTGAATCTGACTTTCCACCCGAATAACTCGCCAAGAGTATCATGGACCTCGACATCTATTCCCTCGTCTTTCAGTATGTCGATGTAATGTTTTGCCTCATCAGTCGGAATCTTGCAGATTTTACGCTCCTTGACGTAAACATCATCAATCAGTGCCAATCCGCAGACCTTTGATACAATTTCTGCGTCAGCTTCTTCCGCTATAAGGAAGTTATAATCATCTCTTAAAGTTACTTTCATAAGAATCAAAAATAATTATTCAATAAGTTAATCTTCGCACTTCTTTATCAGAACCGATTGGCTCTGTCCGGCTTCCACTATGTGATAAGCTCCCTTGGGTGTAAGTTTTTTGGTAAGCAGACGGCCTGAGTATATTATGTCTGGCATAACGTTGTCTGTTCTCCACTCAAGTTCCCATCTGCCAATTCTTAGAATGGTCTTTGTCCCATTCGCACCGGTATGTCCGATAATATCATGGACTCCATACAGTCTATTCTCTGTCAGGACCCTAATTTTAAGAGCCCGAACGTCATCATCACTTTTGCACAACCCATAAGCTGCGCGGTATTCTTTCTGTGTCATATATTTATCTTTTAAATGATTGATTACTCC